CGTTAACGAGCGATCTGGTCCGCGAGGCCGAGGGGATTCTGGTCGCGTCGGCGTTCGATGCGGCCGACGCGGTGCGCGACGCCTATCCGTACGTCGAGGGCGGCCTGCGGCGCGGCGTGACGGTGATCCCCTCCCGCGGCCGGACACTCGCCGGGGCGGAGGTCAAGAACTTGGCCCCCCACGCCGCGATCTATGAGAACGGCACGACCACGCGCGCGACCCATCAGGGCTACAACCGCGGCCGGATGCTCGGCACGCCGACCTTTCGACCCATCACCGCTCGCTATCACGACCGGGCCCTCCAGGCCGTGATCGATCGCCTCTATGCCCACGGGGCCGCCCGCGTGACGGGCGACCCGGACACCGACGAATAGGAGAACAGCATGTCGATCAAGACCGGCAAATTTGGCAAGGTCAGTTGGGATCCGACGGGCGGGACGACGCTGGTCGAGATCATCTCGCTCAACGGGTGGACGCTCTCGGAAGAAACCGAGATGGAAGACGTGACGTGTTTCGGCGACACGAACAAGGTCTACGTGCCCGGCATGAAAGACCTGAAGGGCGACGTGAGTGGGTTCTGGAATAGCGCCGATCTCGCGCTCTGGAAGGCGGCCGACGCGGGCACGCCCGGCACGTTGAGCCTCGTCGTCAACAACACCGAGCCCGGGTTCAAGTGGCAGGGTTTGGCCTACATGAACGCGTCGATCGATGCGTCGCTCGCGGCCCCGACGGTGAAGGGCACCTGGGCGGCGGCGGCCTCGTGGACCGTGCCCGGCCAGATCGTCGCGACCGGCGCGACCGCCGGCCTCCCCGGCACCTTCACGCCCGCCGGCGCAACCCCACCCGCCAACCTCGCCGCCATGACCGGGATCGTCGCGTCGCCCGCGACCAACTGGACGATCGGCCAGCACGTCGAGATGGGGAACGGATCCGATTGCAACTGGAACGGGACGGCCTGGGTCGCCGGGATCCATCCGTAGATGTTCGACGAACTCGTGGTCCACGGCGGCGAGGCGACGATCTCGTGGGCGTGGCACACCGCCGCCGTGTGTCGCTCGTGGCGGATCTACAAGGGGAAGAAGTCGGGCCAGTGGTCGCTCGTCGCCACGGTGACGCGCGCCGACGCGTTTAAGTTGCGCCAGCGCCCGTTGCTCTTTAACGCGCCGCGCAAGGGTGGCTACTGGTGCTGGCCCGTCAAGGCGATCACCGTGCTGGACACGCAGATCACCGCGGCCCTCGGGCCGATGGAGGCGTAATGAGTCGACCGCGTGGCGTGAATCCCGAGCGGGTCCGGTTGCCGCTCTCGGATGGCGATTATGTCGACGTCAAAAAACAGTTGACGGCGGGCGAGTATCGGCGGTTGCTCTACGATCAGTTCAAAGACACGGCGGTCGGGGAGCGGCCGACGCTCGACCACGCGAAGATCGGGACGTCGAAACTGTTGGCCTACATCCTCGGGTGGTCGTTCGTCAGTGTCGTCGACCAACAACCGATCCCCTACGACCCGCAGGATCCCGAAGAACTCCGCCGCTCGGCGCTCGATGATCTGCTCGACCCCGACACCTATCGCGAACTCATCGCCGCGGTCGACGCCCACGAAGCGCGCGAGGAGGCGGCGCTCGCCACGCAAAAAAAAACCCGTACTACCGCGCCACCATTGTTAGTGACCTGATGATCGCCATGCGGTTCCACTGGAAGTACGACTGGGTCGCGGAACTCCCGCGCGACGTCTACGAGATCCTCGTGACGGAACTCCAACAGGAAGCGAACGCCGAATGGCGGTGACCGCCAAATTCGACGCCGATTTCAGCGCGTTCGATCGCGCGGTCCAGCAGGCCGAACAAGGCATCGACGGGTTCGTGGCCGGCGTCGCCGAGGTCGCGACCGGGATGCTCAGTGCCCAGGCGATCATGAACGGGCTGTCGGCGGCGTGGCAGGCGTTCACGGGGTTCCTCGACGACTCGGTCAAGTCGGCCGAGGCCGCCGAAGTCGCGCACGCCAAGATGGTCACGGCCCTGGAGGCGCAACATACCGCGCTGCCCTCGGTCGTGTCGGCCTACGGCGACTACGCGACCGCGCTTCAGAAAACGACGATCTATTCCGACGACGCCCTCCAGGCGAGCGAGGCGCTGCTGACGCAAGTCGGCAACGTCATGCCGCGCGACATGGAGAAGGCCCTCCAGGCGACGACCAACCTCGCGTCGGGGCTCGGGATCGATCTCCACGACGCGACGATGATTGTCGCGAAGGCCGCCGAGGGGAATACCAACGCGCTGAAAAAAGTCGGCGTCGTGTTCGACGAGAGCGGCGGCAAGGTGCAGAGTTTCGGGACGGTCCTCGACGCGATTACCGCGAAGTTTGAGGGGCAGGCGGCCGTCCTCGCCGGCACGTATCAAGGCCGGCTGCAGCAACTCTCGAATGCGTGGGACAGTTTTCAAGGCGCGATGGGCCGGGTGATCGTGCAGAACGCGACCGTCCTCAAGGCGATCGAACTCGTCACCGGCGCGATCGATAGCAACACGGGCGAACTGAAAGACAACGCGACCGCGACGACGTTTATTTCCGACGCGGTGATCCTGCTGGCGAAGGGGTTCGATCTCACGCTCGCCGCGATCAATGCGCTGGTCGAAGGCTACGCGCTGCTCGACCGCGCCGGCACGTCGGCGGCGACGCACATGTTGACGGCGTTTGCCAGTGTCGCCGACACCATGCTGACGGTCGCCAACGCGACGAAGTATCTCAACCCGCAGTTCTATACCGGCGAACTCGCGACCAACATGGCCGCGCTCGCGGTCGCGTCACAGCAGTTCCACACCCGGCTGACCGACATCGGCGCGGCCTCGGACGAGACCCAGAAAAGCACCGCGCGCTGGTCGGCGGCGATCGGCACGGCGCGCGAGGGGCTCGCCGGGATGATCACGCAACTGGAGGCGACCCGCGGCCAAACCGTCGCGACGACCGAGGCGACGAAGGGCGCGACCAACGCCTGGGATCTGCACACGACGTCGATCGCGGCCGGCACCGAGGCGGCCAAGCAGGCGGCGATCGCCGCCAAGGCGATGGAGGAACAGCAGAACCGCGCGGTCACGATCGTCGAGGGGAAGATCGCCGAGATCATCAAGGCCTGGGCGGGGTACTCCGCCGCCGTGGTCGCCGCCTCGCACGACACCACGCAGAAGCAGATCGACGATGTGTACTTGAACGCCGCCGCGCAGATCGCCGCGATGGAGAAAGCGAAAACCGGATCGATTCAGGCGTACGAGGCGATCCAGGCGGCGGCCGATCAACTCGCCGGGAACATCGTCGCCAAAAACATCGAGGCCGACGCGACCACGCGCGCGCACTATCAACTCGTGGCCGACCAAGCGAAGGCCGCCTACGATTTTGCGCTCGCGCACGCGACGGAGTACACCGACGCGCGGATCGCGCAACTCCAAAAAGAGGCCGACGCCGCGACGGTCGCCCTCCAGAACTGGAGTCGTAACGCCGTGACGGCGGTCGAACAAATCAAGGCCCCGGCCGTCGAGGCTGCCGCGGCGATTAAGGGGATGCACGATCAACTGTTGGAGATGACCAACGTCGGCACGAAGCTCCCGGGCTCGAAAGAAGAAACCGATAGCATGGGCAATCGGTATCTGATCAGTCCGACCGGGCAACGCGTCCCCATGGGCCCGCATGGGGAAATGCCGGGCAACTGGTGGGAGATGTACACCGGGCAAGGCTCGACCCCCGAGGCGTTCAACCCGTTGCTCCTGCAGGGCCGGCGCAACGTCGGCACGCTGGCGGGGGCGGCGGCGGCGAGCAACGTGACGGTCAATGTCGAGGGCAACGTGCTCGGCACGCAGAACGAACTCGCCAAGATGGTCGGCGACGCGATCACCAACAGTTTCCGCACCGGCGGCAGCCGGCTGCCGGCCTGACATGGCGACGCTGGTCTACGGCGAGAAGGCGCGCATGTATGCCCTGGGCAAGATCATGCGCGGCGGCGCGTCGCGCGGCGGGTATGTCAGTAGCGCGGTCTACATCACGATCGACGGGACGCACTACGGGATGAGTCGGGCCGATCCCCGGTATGGCATCCTGCTCGACTCCCTGAGCATCACCGACGAACTCGACGAGACCCCGAACACCGCCGCCTTTACCCTGAATGGCTTCTCGATCTGGGCCGGGGCGGAAGTCCTCATCACCCTCGGATCGAAGAATGCGAAGCGGCTGTATGCCGGGTTCGCGCTCACCGTGCAACAGATGTATGTCGGCGACAAGCCCGCCAACGTCCAGGCCGCGATCCGGTGTGTCGACTACACGTGGCAGTTCGGCTTTCTGACCGTCACCAAGCAGTACCGGACCCTGTCGGCGTCAGCGATCGCGGCGGATCTCGTCGCCACGTATGCGGCGGCGAATGGGTTTACGAGTACGGCCGTCGTCCCGAATCTGCCGGTGCTCGACGAGATCACGTTCACCAACGAACCGCTCGACCAGGCGTTGACGCGGATCGCGCGGCGGATCGGCGGCTACTGGTACGTCGACTACCAGAAAGGCGTGCATCTCTTTCTCGCGGACGAGGACTCCAGCCAGGCGCCGGTCGAGTTGACCCCGACGCATCCGTCGTTGCGGGCGTTTCAGAAGAGTACCGATCGGACGCAAGTGCTCACGCGCGTGTATGTCGAGGGCCGGGGGTCGAACGTCCTGGCGACGGTCGCGCCGGGCGAGACGCTGATCCCGCTCGCGGCCGTGGATATGTTCGCGGTCGGGGCGAACGTCTTCGTGAAAGTCTCACCGCAGGGCTCGAGCGGCGGCGCGCAGCATCTGACGTTCACGGGCGTGACCGAGGGTGGTGCTGGCGCGATCGTCGGGTCGGGCACGACGCCATCGAGTGTGCCGGCGCTCGCGCGGGCGAGTGGCGGGGCCGTCACAGTCGGGGCGCACGTCTACGCCTATACGTGGGTCTCGGCCCTCGGGGAGTCCCTGAACTCGCCGGGGGCGGGGATCGCGATCGACGGGTCGGCGCCCGTCGCGGTCGCGCCCACCGTCGCCGTGGCGGCGGGCACGGGCTTGCCGGCGGGGACGTATCAGTACGGGGTGACGCACGTCACCGCGAGCGGGGAAACGGCCGTCGCGGGCCCCGTCGCCGCCGTGTGCGGCCTGGCGACGCCCGCCCCGATGGCGCCGCCGATCGTCGAGCCCAATCCCGGGTACTCGACGAATATCGCCGGCGCCCGCGACACGCTAGTGTTTCGGATCGCGTATCGGTCGACGACGGCGCTCTCGCCGAGCGCGTTCGGCCCCCTGTCGGCGCCGCACACGTTGCCCGACAAGGCCAACGGCCAAGGCGAATCGATGTTTGTGACGATTCCGCCGGTGACCACCACGGCCGGCGCGATCTACGCCGACCTCCAATGTCAGAACCAATCGACCGACAACGTGTGGCGCACCTGGCGGACGATTAGCATCCCCGTGGCCCCCGCCGGCGCGGTGCGGCTGACGATGGGCGCGGAGACGCAGAAGTCGAACGCCGTGGATACGGGCGGGTTTGTCGCGGGCGTCGTGACAGTGACCGTCCACGACGCCGGCGCGGACGTCACGCAGCGGCGCGTCTACCGGACCCACGTCAACGGGTCGCCTCTGTACTTCTTGAAAAACGTCGCCGGCTCCGTCCAAAGCAGTTTCACCGACACGACCGCCGATAGCGCGCTCGTGACGCCGCCGCCCGCCGGCCTGGGCGCGCTGCAAACGGTCACGGTGAGCGGAATCGCGACGGGGCCGAAAGGATCGGGGGGCGGCCCGGCGACGACCGCGCGCAAGGTGTACCGCACGCTCAACGATGGCGCGACCTGGAAACTCCTGGCGACGATCGCCGACAACACGACGACGACGTTTGTGGACACGCTCGCGGATGCGGCGCTGACGGCGGGCGCACTGCCCACGACCGATACCTCGGGCCTCGTGAGCGACGGCGGGCAAGTCCTCGCCGGGGCGACCACGATCCCGGTGAGTGGGACCGGCGCCTTTCCGCCGACCGGCGGCTGGGTGCTCAGTGGCAACAACCGGATCCGCTATGCCGGCGTGGCGGCGGCGACGCTGACCGGCGTCCCGGCGACCGGCGACGGCGCGGTCCTCAATACCATTCCGGCCGGCACGCCGATCACGCTCGCGCCGATGCTCACCGGGGTCGCCGGGATCACGACCCCGATCGTCGCCGGCGACGAGGTGTATCTCGTCGTGCAAGCGGACGACGCCGCGCGGCAGGCGACCGTCGCCGACATGGTCCACAGCGGCCCGGGCGTCCGCGAGGAATGGGTACAGGATCGCCGGCTGTCGATCGCGGAAGCGCGCGCGCGGGCCGCCGCCACGCTCCAGATGCGGCCGCTCGAAGACGTCACGATCACGTATGTCTGTCGCGACACGCGCACCGCCTCGGGGAAAACCATCACCGTCAACTTGCCGGCGCCGACCAATGTCTGGGGCACGTTCAAGATCCAGTCGGTGACGATCAACAATTTTCGTCCGCACCCGACGCAGGCCCCGACCTACACGGTCACCGCCTCCAGCCGGCGCTTCAATTTCGAAGACTGGCTGCGGCGCCTGGAAACGAGCGTCTGATGGCGATTACCCGCACGCCGATCATCGACGACGACGGCACCGGCACGACCGGCACCGTGATTGATAACGCCTGGAAGACCGAACTTTATAACCAGATCGACGCCGCCGCCGCCGCCGGCGGGCCGACCTATGGATCGTGGACCCCGATCGACGCGAGTGCGGGCGCCCTGAGCCTGTCGGTCACCTCCGCCAGTTGGGCGAAACTCGGCCGGCTGGTGTGGATCTGGGTCGAGTTCGCCTATCCGGCGACGGCGGATACGAATATCGCCAACCTGGCCGGTTTGCCGTTTCCCGTGCGCAGCCCGCTCGGGGGGTCGCAGGGCTTCGGCCCGACCTGTCAGTGGTATTTCACGATCGGCGCCGGCAATTTCCAGCCGCTCGATCCGGCGACCTCGGGCCTGCTCTCCAACGCGCAGATGAGCGGCCGGTCGGTGCGGATGAATGCCGTGTACTTCACCGACTAACCAAGGACCGTCCCATGGGCCAACCGTATCCGCCGGCCGGCAATCAGCAGCAGTACACCGAGCGCCCGCTCAAGGTCTACGGGGAGCAGTACCTCGCCGGCGGGCCGCTGCCGGTCGGCGCGGTGATCGATCCGACCGTCGGCGATCAGCCGCTCTTCCGTGACGGGCAACCGCGCGTCGCGCTCCCGACCGGGTGGGTCGTGGTCACGCTAACCGACTGGGTGATCTCGAGCCGCTATTCCGGCAAACAAACGGACGTGATCTCGAACGAGGAATTTGAGGAACGCTTCGGCAAAGGCAACCTCGCCGAAGGCAAGCCGGGAGAATAAACGCCATGCTGACCGTCTCACTGCTGCTCGTGCTCGCGGCGTTTGTCTGCGTGATTGGCGCGGCGATGGGGCGCGTCCAACTCTGGATTGCCGTGCTGCTCTTGTGCGTCGCGCATCTGCTCGCCTTGTTGCCGGTGCGGTAGTCGCGTGGCTCGTCGCGGCCTGCGGGCTGTCGCTGTCGCATAGCGCGACGTTCAGCGCGACGCCGCGGCGGTGTGCCGACGGGCTGCCGCCGGTCGTCCTCCAGGCGCTCACCTGTCCCGACGGGTACTGCGGGTTTACCTGCGCGCCGGGCCGGTGGGAGGCGCGGGCTTGTCCGTAAGATGAAAGTGCTCGCGCAGGATCCGGCTGGTCTCCTCGAGGTGCTGGCGCGTCGCCGCGAGCTCCTGCAGCAGCCGTTCAATCGCGGCGCGGGTCACTGATCCTCGTCGTCGAACAGTTCCCCCGTCAGCGTCAGCATTTTGGCAATAATTTCGTGCGAGTGCTGCAACGAATCGACCGCTTGTCGCAGCGCATCCATCTCCTTCCCCTGGTGGTCGAACAATTCGAGCTGGAGCGCATAGAGCTGCCGGACGATCGCGCGTTCCTTATCGGTCATGGGGGCTCCAGTCTACACGGCGTCGAGCAAGTCGGGCGCCGGCCGGGTCGCCAGCGCGGCGATCGCGTGGCCGCCCGAGAAGCGACGGCGCGGACCGCCCCGGCTCCTGCCGCGGTCGGCCGCTTCCAGCATCGTCAGGACGGCGGCCTGCACCTCGGGGGGCGCCGCCGCATACGCGACGAGCAAGCGTTGCTCGGCGCCGGCCAGTTCTGTTTTCTTCCGCGGCGTGAAGAGATCGCCCACGGTCAGATTGAAATAGAACGCGATGTCTTCCAGGTCGCTGATGCCGAGCGGGCGCTTGCGGCGGCCATTGAGAAAATACGACAGGTTTTGGGCGCTCAGGCCGCGCTGCGGGGCGCGGCGCTTGGCGCTGTATTCGGCGATCTTGACCGCGTCGCCGTGGCGGACCAAGTGCGCGATCCGGACCCGGACGCGCTCCTCAGTGGTGAGGAATCCCATATGTTCACTGAGTGTAAATCATTTCGGCGACCTCGACAATAACCAATTTGGGAAGGGGCGAAAGTTCACGCCTGCCGGGAGAGCTTGACCAATTCAGTCAAACTGTGAATACTGCGGCGCTATGCCGATCATCTATCCGGACCTCCATGCCTTCTTCAAAGCCGAGGGCCGGATCCAGGCCGAGGTCGCGCACGAACTGGGCATCTCGACGGCGCTGCTCTCGATGTTCAAGTGGCGGGAGCGGGAGCCCCACCTCGAGCTCGCGCTGCGGATCAGCGAACGCTGCCGGGTCCCGCTCGCCAGCCTGGTCAAGCTGCGGAAGCCGACGCCAGCCAAGGCGGCCCACCGGCCCCGCGCCGCGCAGGCGCCCCGGGCCAAAATTCACAGTTTACATAACACGAACCGCAAATCCGCGGGCGCTCGCCAGAGAACTGCGTATACTTCATCCCAATCTGAGAAGAATGGCTAAACTGGTATATTTACCAGTCGTAAACATTGAGGAATGTGCTCAATGTCTGATAATGGATGTTCGGATAAGTGTGAAGTATGTCTGTTTACGGGCCGTGAACACGGCCGGTTTTTCGGCGGGAATAAGACACTAACACCACAAAGTAGGGCTGTCAAGAGTGGAGTGCGGCGGAGGATTTCCCTATGGAAAATACCCTAGCCCAGGTGGTCGATGGCACGACGGTGGAGCGCGTGCTCCTCGATGGCGATCTCGGCCAGTTATCCGCGGCGCAACGCGTGACTTATTACGGCAAAGTCTGCGACACGCTCGGCCTCAATCCGCTCACGCGCCCCTTCGAATATCTCGTCCTCAACAACAAGCTGACGCTCTACGCGCGGCGCGAAGCGACCGAACAACTCCGCAAACTGCATCACGTCTCGCTCACCATCGCCGCCCGCGAGCTCGTCGAGGACACCTACCTCGTCACCGCGCGGGCGGTCCTGCCCGACGGCCGGGTCGACGAGAGCATTGGCGCCAAGTCGATCGCGAACCTGAAAGGGGAGGCGCGCGCCAACGCCATGATGACCGCCGAGACCAAAGCCAAGCGCCGCGTGACGCTGTCCATCTGCGGCCTGGGGATGCTCGACGAGAGCGAGGTCGCCGACGACATCCCCGCCTCGCCGGATCCCGATCCGCCGATCCCGCCGCCACCCGCGGCCGGCCCGTGGGTCCACGTCCTGGAGGTGCGCGAGGCGCCGACCCGTAACCCGAAGGTGACCATGTACCGCGTCACCCTCAGTAGCGGCGAGGAAGTGACGACCATCAAGACCGGGCTGGCGTCCCGTGCGAAGCGCGCGCGCGAGGCGCAGATCCCGGTGCGCGCGACGATCGAGAAAAGCAAATTCGGGATGGAACTCGTCGCGCTCATGACCAACGAGCCACCGACGGTGGACGAGATTCCGTTCTAGGGCGATGACACCGTACTACGACCACGCCGGGATCACGATTTACCACGGGGACGCGCGCGAACTGTTCGCGGATGTCGTCCCGCCTGGTGCGGTCGTGGTGACGGATCCGCCCTATAGCGCGGGGATCGCGTACGACGTGTATCGGGACACGTTGCCCGAATGGTTGGCGCTAATGGAATGGCTCCTCTCGCTCACGGCGCCGATGGTCTTCACGCTGAGCCACTCGCGATTGTTCGACCTCCCGAAACGTCCGCAATGGGTCGGCTGTTGGGACAAGCAATTTACTGGCGGGATCGTCCATATCGGCGCGTCCCCGACGTGGGAGCCCGTATGTTTCTACAACTTACCGAAGGGCTCGAGGCGATGGGATGACGTGTTTCGCGTGCCGCCTCACGGGTTTCCCTACCACATCCCAAAGGATCCGCAGGGGCACCCGTGCCCGAAACCCGTGGCGCTCTATAAGCAACTCATTCGCGTCTTGCCCGACGGCCTCGTCGTCGATCCGATGATGGGATCGGGGACGACGTTGCGCGCGGCGAAGGACGGCCGCCGGCCGGCGATCGGGATCGACATGTCCGAACAGTATTGCGAGATCGCCGCTCGTCGGTTGGAACAAGAGGTGCTGCCGCTCGAGGACCACCACGAGCTCACCCGTCTCGAGTGTCTACGCCGGCTGGTCGCCGCCGACGAACCGGTCATTCGACCGATCGCCCGAGGACACCGATGAAACTGCGCGGCATGACCTGGTGGATCGACCGATGGCGGCAAAGCACGGCCTTCATCGATCTGACGCTCGAGGAGCAAGGCGCCTATCGGAACCTGCTCGAGGAAGCGTGGCTGCGCGGCGGGGCGATTCCCAACGATCCGCGGGTGCTGGCGAAGGCGTCGGGCGATGCGGTGCGGTGGCCGAAATTGAAGGCCAAAGTGATGCGTCGTTTCCATATGAACGATGGTGAATGGCACAACGAAACGGTGGACGAACTGATGGCGAAGGCCCATCAAAACACTGAGCGACAGCGCAATTACCGCGAAAAAGTAACGCCGCTGTCACGTGTTGGTCACGGGGGAAACAGGAACAGGAACAGGAACAGAGAACAGTAGGAACTTGTACCGTTTCTTTAATTCGTAAGAATTAGTACCTCGCTGCGCGAAATCGCTGAGAACTGACATGCCCGATTACGAGTCGAATGCACGGTTGATCGTCCGGGTGATCCGCGACGTCCTCCGCACCGAAGCGTTCGCCTCGATCGCCGATCTGAAAGTCGCCGTCAAACACAAATTGCGCGACCTCAAAATTCCCTATGAGCCGGCCGACCTCGACGCCGCGTTCACCATCGTCGCGAGCAATCGCCCGCTCGTGGAGGACTGACAAATGCCGTATGCGTATGTGATCTATCCGACCCCCGTCGATGCGACCGTGACCCTCACGCCGGATAGCGGCGGCACCTATACGGGCGTGCCCTACACGCACCCGACCGGCCGGCAAGGGCAGGTCTGCTACATCGCCGACGGCACACCGGATCAGCAGGGCACCACGCTGAACGTGTCGGCCCCGAACCATCTGCCTGAACGGCTGCGCGGGTTTCTCGTCCTCGACGCGGCCGACGACGAGGCGCGGCTCCAGGTCGACGACGTCGTCCTGGAGCTCGCCGCCGCAGCCCCGCCGCCGACCACCCCGAGCTCGGGGCCGCCGAATCCGCTCGACATCATCAACCGGGTGTATGCGGAGACGGCGCCGCAACTCTGGACGCACGAGGGCTGTGGACAGTTTACGGAAGATTGCTGCGATGCCTTGCACACCGAAGCCTCGGCCTACTGGGGCCATGTGAAAAAGAACCCCGGGCAGAATCAGTACAACGGGCACGCGGTCGATGCGGTCCATCTCGCGTTGAACGTCCCGGGCTGCAACGCCGGGATCTACGACATCATCTACTCGAGCGTCAGCGCCGAAGCCAAACCCGTGTTCAATCTCGCCGGCCCGCCGGAGTACGAACTCTGGTACTACCCGGCCGCGGATGCGAGCAAGTCGGCGCCGGCGCCCGTGTTCTTCGTCCGCGTCCGATGACCGCGACCGTCCTCGTGGGGTGCGTCCTGGTGGTCGTGCTCATCGGCCTCGTCGCGGCCGTCCTCGAGCTCCGGCGCCTCGGCGATCTCGCGGAAGCGATCAACCACGCGATTGAGCGCGTCGCCGTCGAATTGAAGCGTACGCGGTAGATGCGGCGCTCGTCGTCGGATGCGCTCTGGCTCGCGCTCGCGTTTCTGCTGTTGGCGGCGTGGTTGTTATGGAGACGGTGACCATGACCCTGCTCGAATACGCGCTCAAGTTGGTCGACGACAAACTGGCCGACCTCAAACTCGTCGAAGATCGGCTCGTGACGTTGATGCCCGTCGTCACGACGCCGGATCTGCAAGCCGACGTGCGCCGGCTCACCATCGAGTACGCCGAGATGCGCTACCGCCTGCTGCAGCAGAAGGACGCCTTGCTGCACGAGGCGGCGGCGTATCACGCCGAGCGGCAGGACGTGTCGCCCGTGGTGCACTGATGGCGCATTTATCGCTCTTCGAGTGGACACCGGCCATTGTGCGGCACCGAGCGTTCGGTAGCAGCCGCCGCGTCTTGTGCTTACCTGAGCGGATCTGCAAGGTATGCGCTCTGGCCTATCAGCCAAAATCGCGGCGGCAAACCTGTTGCGGTTCAGAAGCCTGTGGTCATCGATTGAGAGAACTCCGGCGAAAATACAAGCTCACGCCTGCGGAATTTAAGGAACTCTCCACCGCGCAGGCCGATGCCTGCGCGATCTGTGGCAGACACACCAAATTGCATGTCGACCATGATCATGTGACTGGCGCGGTCCGCGGGCTCCTATGTGGGCCGTGCAATAGGGCGCTTGGCATACTCGGGGAAGATCCCCACCGTCTGCTGTGCGCAGCGTGGTATGTGGATACCGCCAAAATCAGACCGCGCGAAACTCAATCCTTGATGGTGATGGGTTGGGTCAAGGGCGACACGCATGGGGCGCAGATCTAGCCATGCGGGAACCCACGCGCGAGGAGATCCTCCTCGCCATGTCCACGTATGGCGGGAGCTTCGTCCGGCAACTCGTGGTGCTGTACCGCCTGGGCGATGCTGACAACCAGCGCATTCTCTGGTCGGCGTTCCTGCACTACTTCAACGAATACCGGGACCTGGCAGCGGGGCGCTGATGCGATCTGAAGAGTTGATTTACTGGTGTCCGTACTGCAACCGATGGGGCTGGCGCCTGCATTGGTGCATTCATTGTTTCCGCCTGGGCCGCTGATGCAGTACTGCGCGCAGCCCGGGTGCAGCGTCCTCGTCCCTCGTGGGGCCTGCGCGCGCCATGCCGTGCGCTCCAACGTGGACGTGCGCCGCTGGTACCGCATCGCTCGCTGGTTCCGCCTCCGTCAGCAGGTCTTGGTGGAGCAAGCGTATGCCTGCGCGCAGTGTGGCCAGGTCACCCTCACCCTCGAGGTCGACCACATCCGCAAGCATGATGGGGATCCCGGGTTGTTCTGGAACCGTGAGAACCTACAGGCCCTCTGCAGTGTGTGTCACATCGCCAAGACCAAGGCCGGTGCATAGATATGCGTGAGATCTGCATAGATCCGCGAGACCCCACAAGCCCGAGATCCGCCGAATCCGTATGCATTCCATACGCGCCACAGTGGGGGGTATGCGAAAAGTTGCGCGCGTTTTCGGTCGCAAAC